TTTCACAAAGCACTCAGGCAATCACTCAAATCAATGTCTCAACCTCAAATGGTGCTTTCTTTTGGACACCCAACACAACTGCAACCCTCTACGGAATCAGGGCGGTGTCATCGTGAGTATGATTTGGATTGCAAGTGCAGCACCAAGCGGAACACAAACACTAACATTTTCATCAATTCCACAAACATTCACACACTTACAGTTGCGAGGATTTGTTCAACAGACTCGTGCTACCTATGGAATTTCAGATGGTTACATTCAGTTTAATTCTGATAGCGCAAACAACTATTCTTGGCATCAACTTTACGGAAATGGCGTGTCAGCAATTTCTTATGGAGCTGCTTCAACTTCGCGAATAGACATTGCAGATGGACAATGGGGCAGTTCAACTGGTGGAACTTTCGGAGTTTCAATTACAGACATTCTTGATTATGCCAACACTTCAAAATTCAAGACAACTAGAACCCTAAATGGTGTTGACATCAATGGGGAGATCGCAAGTTTTGGTGGTCGTGCGGGGCTTTTGTCTGGAAACTGGAGAAGCACAAGCGCAATAACTAGCATGACTGTTGTTGCAGCCAACGGAAATTACATTGCTGGCACGCGCTTCGACCTCTACGGCATCACCTCATCCCAAGTAACGGGGGCATAAATGACAATTGCAATGCAACCGATCTATACGCAGACTGTTGGCAGCGGTGGGGCAACTTCAGTTACCTTTAACAGTATTCCGCAAGGATTTACAGATTTAAAAATAGTTACTTCTTTGCGAAGCACTGGAGCAAATGGAACCTTGCTTGTTCATTTTAATGGTGACACAACAAATACAAATTATTCAATGACTCAACTTTATGGAATTGGTTATGGTGGCGGGGCTAGTGCGCGTTATTCGGCACCTTATTTCACAAACAGTAATTTGAGTAGTTATACATCAAATACTTTTTCAAACGGTGAAATCTATGTTGCAAATTATACTGCGGCAAATTTCAAACAAATTATGACTGATTCATCAAATGAAAATAATGCCACTGCTGCTGAATCTTGGTTACTTGCTGGTTTGTGGAGAAACACCGCAGCAATTACAAGTATTCGATTGAGTCAAGCAATTGATACAGGATTCACTGAATACTCAACTTTCACACTCTACGGAATAACGAAAGGCTAGACAATGAGCAAAGTAATCGAGATTGACTGTTCAACAGGGGTATCTGTAGAACGCGATATGACAGAGGCTGAACTAACTGCCCAGGCAGCGATGCAGGCAGAAGCGGAAAGAAACCGCGCAGCCGAAGATGCAGCCAAAGCCGAGTTAGAGGCAGCAAAGGCATCTGCCACCGCCAAACTTTCAGCTTTAGGTTTAACTGCCGAAGAAATCGCTGCACTTTCTAAGTAAGGGATACCAATGACTAGATCAAGAGACACCGCCGATACCCAAGACAACCTCGGCGGGGCGGTGGCACCGTTTGTTGCAGGGAAAAACGCGGTCATAAATGGCGGCTTTGATGTTTGGCAGCGGGGTACATCTTTTGTGCCAACAACAACGGCTTTTGGTCCTGACCGCTGGGCAATTTATCGCAACACAACAGGTTGTACAGCGAGTCGTCAAACACCAGGTGCAACCTTGCCACAGTTTCAGTATTGCGCCCGTATGCAGCGTGACTCAGGAACTACCGCTGTAAACTCTGCAAGTTATGCAATGAGTTTAGAGACATCAGAATCATTAAAGTATGCAGGGCAGACAGTTACATTAAGTTTTTATGCTCGCGCTGGTGCAAACTTCAGCGGTTCTAGTGCAAGTTCAATGCGTATTTATTTAATGTATGGAACAGGTACTGACCAAAGCGTTATTACAGGATTTACTGGAAATACTTTTTTGATTAATGGAACAGTAACTGCAATCACTACATCTTGGGTTCGTTACTCATTTACAGTAGCGGTATCATCAACCGCCACTCAACTAGGTTTAGAATTAAACGCTCTGTGGAACGGTACTGCAGGTGCGGCAGATTACTTTGAGGTTACTGGCGTTCAATTAGAACTTGGTTCAGTGGCAACAACCTTTAGCCGTGCAGGCGGAACTATCCAAGGAGAATTAGCCGCTTGCCAGCGTTACTACTATCGCAAGACTGGCACTCAGCCACTAGGGATGGGCTATGCACAATCAACTATTTTGGCAAGGTCGCTTTTGCAACATCCTGTTCAAATGAGAACTGCACCGACAATGGCAACAAACTCTGGCTCAAACTATTTCTATTTTGCACTAGGTGGGGTCGATACAAATGGTAGTGCGCTCAGTAATTTTACAGGTGCAAGCGTAACTGGTGTTACGGCAGATTTATCTTTGACATCTGGAACACCAACTTTAGGTTATCCAGGTCGCTTAAACCTTGATAATGCTAGTGCCTATTTAGAAGGGAGTGCGGAACTATGACATACGAGTATGAACTAATTACTGATGAGCGTGGGGCTTCAACAGTCAAAAGAACTGATGATTTAGGTAATGTTGCTTGGATACCAACAGACCCAGCAAACTCAGATTATCAACGCTATCTGAATCCTGAGGCGGAACACTTCACACCGAACGTGTAGGTTTAGTGCTATGGTCTACCTATGGAACTTATACCCTTAGAGCAGATCAAAGAGCAGTTACACAATAGGTACAAGACCAGTGGGTTCTCTGAGCAACTGTTCAAGAACGACTGGCGCTTGATCCTAAGCCTAGGTTCACACCCTGCTGAGGCTACCTATGAGCAGGTCGAGAAGGTCATCCTACGGGTAACTAAGCAGTCCACTAGGGCTACCTATGTAGCACGCTACAGGAGCCTCTACAAAGCCTTAAACAAGATGAGCCTAGTAAATGGTAACAACCCAGCAGATGAACTGCCACAGGTCAAGCCAGGGCGTGGTGTGCCTAAGCCTGTTACTAAGGTTGAGTATGCCAAACTGTTAGCAGAGGCGAAGCCTCTCTACCACGACTGGTTTGTACTAGGTGGGATGGTTGGCCTTCGTGCTATGGAAGCAGCCAAGATTAAAGGCTCAGACCTAATAGAGCACGATGAAGGCTACAGCCTACGGGTGCAGGGCAAGGGTGGGACTGACCTAATAGTCCCAATAGCACCCAAGGTGGCTGAGATGATTATGTCCTATAAGACATTAGACAGGCTATGGCAGGTTACTGCTAACAAGTTCTCAGCAAGGGCAGCCAAAGAGATGCGTCGCATCTTGGGTCCTGATGCTAAGCATTTTCATAGTCTTCGCCATTACTTTGCAACTACAATGCTTGAGAAATCAGGCGGTGATTTGATTGCAGTTAAAGAACTTATGCGCCACACAAGTGTGGCTACAACCCAGATTTATACCCAGTTAGCACAAGGTCGCACTAGATCGTTAGTGAACCTTTTAGAATAAGGAGAATAGATGCCATACGGCGATGATATTACCGAGGGAATACCGTATGTACTATCCAATCCTTCAAGTTCTGCCACTTACTCAGCCACAGGCGAAGCCTACGATGTCGCTGTTGCTGGTTTACCGTTCTTTCTTTTTAACTCTGATGATGCACCCTATCGCCGTGTAACGGCTCAGTATCGTAAGCAACAGATTGACCAGACACGTGAGGCTGGAGAACAGACCCTGACTGGTTGGTGGCTACGAAGCCAATCATCTTTTCACTTTGGCGCTGGCATTAAGTTCTTTGAACCACAGCAAGAAGAGTCGCTACGCTTTCAGTACACAGAGTCTAAAGGCTTAGATGTCTTTACTAGAGGACAGGCTACCCTGCTCAATGACACAGCCAGTTTCTATTCAGGTGCTGCACCTGCTCAGTTGATTGGTGTCAATGATGGCACCAACGACTGTATTTTTGTAACAGATGGAACTGCTCTAAAGAAGATTACTACTGGTGGATCGCCAACAACTATTACCCAAACAGGTACTGCTTCAACTATCTTTAGCCTTACAACCGATGGTTCTAACTATTACTTTATCAATGGCACTAGAGTCC